CCATTTCAAATGCCATGCTCCTGAGATGCTTAGATGCTCCAGACTCAACCAACTGGTCTTGTATTTTCTTTTCCATCTTCTTAGCTGCAATCATTGATGGATGGAACGTAATAGTATTAGCCGTACCCCCTGCGCCTTCAATAATTTTTTCACCCATAGGAGATAGCTTTTCCTGTAGTCCCCCAAGACGTTTTTGTAACTCTGGAATTGTTTCTCCGGGCTCTAACTGTGTGTCGGGGCCGATTAGGTATGGTTTAGGAGGATCATCATTAAAAGTACTTCTAAGGGATTCCAGGCCTGCTTCCGCAGCCGGGTCTATATTAATATGTACTGACTCACTAACGCCATCAGGTAAAATAGTAGGGTCCACAGATAAAGGGAATTTGTTATTGCCAAATAAAACATCCACGATCTGACCGTATGCAGCCAGTGTTTTAGTCTTGGTAACTTTAACAAATACACGAGACTTCTCTGTTTCAGTGAATTGTACATCCGGTCCATATAAGCCTCTATAGTTTCGGTATGCCCGTAGCCACCTTTCTTCATCGCCTTCCCTTGCATCCTCTGCTCGTTTAAATCTTTCTGATACAAAAGAAACAACCGCACTTGAGGAATCAAAGATTTTATCTTCGGCATCTTCTGCAGCTACTACGTTATCTGTTTCGAATGAGAGGTCTTCTATTTCTGCCATATTTAATATCCAAAGCTAGGATCAGCCGCTTGAAAGCCTGATCGTTGTGTTGCTGGGTTGAAGTCCCAAATAGAACTCCTAGGTCTTGTCATAATTCCGTACCTTAATGCATCGTAAAGGTGATCTTCAGAATTAGTGTCTACGTCTTCTGGGTTACGTTTATCTAGTGGAATAGCTGGTAGTTGTGCTATTGTATTAGTGCAAGTAGACATAAAAACTATTCGGGGTTTTTCTGTAAACTCATCAACCTGTAACCTTCTGTGTAGTTCGTTTTTTCCTGATACCCTAGATCCTTTTGATCTATCTGAAGGTCGCCACCGACACCCCTTCATATTCATTTGTTCCGCTAGGCTAGGACCAGTGTCCCCTCTATTGTGCCATAGTGAACTATCAAGTACTCCGTATCGTATTGTGCCGTCATCTCGTTCCGCATCAAGTATCATATCAGCTAAATCTGTTGCTGTAATTTTAGAGCAATACAATTCTCTGTATATTACTAAAGACTCATCTGGTGCTACAGCTAACCAAACAACTCCTGTATGACTTCCGTAGCCGTAGTCACACGCTCTAAACTTAGTCCAGTTAGTTGGTATCTTGTATGGATCAACTACGTGTATTTTTCTATTAAACTCAGGGAATGCTGCGCCTTCATTTACATCCCAGTTACCTTCAAGTAATTGTTTTCTAGAATGCTCAGGTAAAGATAGAAGCATTGCTTCATAGTCGCCACTTTCAGATAGGTAGGGGTTGTCAAACAAACTAGCAGGAATAAACCTGCGTTTAAATAAAGGCTCTCCCTCTTTTGTGTGACCTTTAGGAAATCGTATCTCTTCTCCTGTCTCTATATTTGTAGCCCAGAAAGGCTCTCGTAAAGGAGAAGGATCAATAAACATTTTTTTAACCCATTGATGCCCAAGACCTCCAGGGTTTGTAGTAGCCCTCATGTACAAACCTAACTCAGTAGAAAAGGCACTACGTAATCTAGATCTCATGTAGTCCCAGGCGTATGGGGAACTCCACTGTGTTAATTCGTCAAATCCGATCCAATTAAATGCCTGACCTTGATAACGTGTAACATCCATATCTTTGTCGAGGTACGACATCCAAAGTCTGCCTCCTCTAGGAGAGGTCCACTGGCTTTTCCTTTCGGACCATTTGATACCTGGTATTGCACGAGGGTATAGTTCTTGGCTTTTTTGAATAAGTTCACGTAATTCCTCTGTCGTGTGTCTGACTAGTAGCCCACTAAAGTTAGGGCTGTTTAATCCGTGTAACGGATCTGCTAACATTGCGTAAGACTTACCTCCACCTGCAGCACCACCATATAAAACTTCTCGTTCCGATGATGATAAGAATTCTGTCTGTGGTCCAGCGTTAGGCTGGAAAACTATGTCCTGTGCAACTTCTGTGTCAAACGGTGCAGCCACTGGGACTGCAGGAATTAAATTACTTTGTTCCGGGCTTTCCACGGGAGTAGGCTCCAACGCAACCTTCTTCAAGTTTTTCGATCTCTTGTAGCGTTTCTTGGAGGCGTTGGGCAAGTCGCTTTTTAATCGTAGCTGCTTTCTTACGTTTTCGCTCAATCTGTATTCTCTTCTTTAAACCCATGTGGGAGATTGTTCTCCCTGTTTGTCTTGTTAACCATTGGGCTACGTCCCTGTAACTATACTGCTTTAAATGTTTTTTAGCAAGTTCTAAAGCATTTAATTCATGTTCTACTGGGTCCAATAATCTTTCGTTATTAGAATTAACCTTATACCCAAAAGGAACATGGAGTAAGGACACCCTTGCTATTATGTGCCAATCTCGTTCTGCTCCTCTGGGGGGTTTAGGCAGAACCCAATAGGTAAGGTCATCGTTTTTTATTCGTTCTTGCCTTCTTTAGCTGGTAGTATGAATACTCCCCCTCCAGAAGAATTCAAATCAACTCGTTCTACTTTACCAAAACCGCCTCTATCTAATAAGTCTTTAGCTGCAGCCATCTTGTCTCGTATACCCAGCTCAGTTGGGTCATCTAACGCCATAGCCATAGCTATAGCAGCTTTAGGCGCAATCTGTGCTAGGTAGTCTGTAGTAGCACTTAGAATCTCGTCTTTCAAAGAGTCTCTTACAGCTTTAGTTGGAGTATTCTCACTGTAACCAGCTAGTCTTTTTGCTACAGTGTGATTACCCCCTGCTTCATCAAACAAGACTTCTAAAAATTTAGTTTGATTTTCTGTTAATTGTCTAGCCATTATTTCTTTGTCTTTCCTGTTAAGTATTCAGGCACGTTTAGATCTTTCTTTTGCTGCCTTCGAAAGATCCTTAAAGTGAACCACGGTTTTAGAACCTTTAGTATGATTTTTACCAGAGTGTACGGAACCGTCAGGCATTTTGTGAGTACCCCCATTATGCTTTCTCCCATCTTTAAAGTAATGTTGTACGCCTTTTGCCATACTATTTTTTCTTTCTCGTTTTCTTTACCATACCACCTTTATTCATATAACCCATTTTGTTACGTACAGTTGTAGGTAGTTTCTTTAGTCCTGTTTGTTTAGGCGAAGGTTTTTTCAGAGCCATATTTTTATCCTTTATTTTTTAGCTTTTCGGTTAGGGGGATTAGATGCACCAGCTTTAGCCATGCCACCTTTGTTGTACCCCATAGACTTTTTAGCCATGCCACCACCCATGTATCCCATAGATTTCTTAGCCATACCACCGCCCATGTATCCCATGGCTTTTTTATCTTTTTTCTTCATGCCCATCATTGTATTAAGCCTTTCCTGCTTTTTTGTTTCTTGGAAACGATCTGTTTTTAGATGCCTTTTGCACCCGTAGGTTACTCTTTCGATTGTCTAATGGATTGCCATTCTTATGGTCTACGTCTTTGCCGTCACCTTTTTTAACAAGGCCCGCCTTTGTAGCCATACGTCTAGCCTTGTTACGGGCAACACGTTTAGCTATTTGCTCTGGTTTGCTTTTATAGTTAGCATTTTCTTTTTTATAATTGCGTGGAGCCATCTTAAGTATCTACCTCTGTACTAACTTTACCCCAATAAATACATCTTTTGTCTCTAACTACAAGATTAGGGTACTTTTCTTTTAAAAAAGGTATACCAATCTGTTCCATCCCCATATAACACCCTATTTCAGTTTCAAATACAGGACCACCATAAGTGGCGCATTCAAAGGTAACCATAGAGCATAATAGAACTAAAGGGCTAAACATCGTTTATTTCCTTAATGATTTAGCTCCAGAACACTTCCAACGCTTGCGGGACAAGTTATTAGGAGTATTAGGATCATTTTGTTTCTTTTTAGAAAGCCCTTTTTTTATTCCTAGGCTTCTTGCACAGTAACTGTCCCCTTTAGATGTACCGGCACGAACTCGTGGGCCACCGCCTTTAGCTTTTCCTGCTTGCCCGTAGCTAACCTTCTTGCCTGACGAGGTTATCTTAACCTTTGCCTTGCCTTTTCTAGGTGTTGCCATTGTTAACTCCGTGGCATCATAATCATACTATACATCATATCTTCAGGTTGTGCCAAGTTATCAATCATTTTCTTTTGCATACCATTATTACCTCGTAAATCTTTGTTTCCGAAGCGTTCTGCAGTATTATCTGCCTTTTCGTAGTGCCCACTGTCTACACAACGGAAGTCTTTTTGATTTTTAGTTGAATAATACATATTAATTTCCTGCCAAGGGGTTTAATAGAGCTTTTTTAATTTTATTGTCTAAATTTAACTCTAAAGTTTCTATTTTAGTGTCTAATCTGTCTATTTTAGCGTCCATACGGATCTCAAAAGCGTTAATAACACCCCTTACGTCCTTTATGTTCTGCCTATTACGTTGTTCTTGCTCTGCCATGTCTTTTTCGACTTGAGATAACGTACTTTTTACGTCTAAACTCTGGGCATCTATAGATGTTTCAACGTCATCTATGTCTAATTCAATGCGATCTTCCTGTTGATCCATTGCTGCTTTTACAGAATCTAGTTTATCATCTACTTTAAGTTCAACATTGTCCATTAAACCTTCTATAGTAGATACATCTTCCTTTAATAGCTGTCTTTGTTCTTCTATTACGCTTTCAAGCGACAAAATGTCGTCTTTCATACGTTGTTCTTGTTTATCCATAGTTGATTCTATGCCAGTCAAGTCTTCTCGCAACTCAATCTTAGCATCATGTACACTAGCGGATACACTAGCTACAGTTGATTTGATTGAATTTACTTGTTCGCTGATTATTTCATTAACTAAGCGGTCAGCTTCTTTAAGATTGTTGAACTGTTCACTAATAATTGCTAGTTCACCCTCAACCATAAGCATATGATTTTCAATGTGTGACAGATCAGGGGACACGAAGTTCGATATTTTCTTTTCCATAGATAAATATCTTTGGTAAGCTTCAAAACCACCCCATAGTCCCCCAATAATCGTACCGACTAAAGGTATTATGAGTAGGAGTTTTGACCCACCTACCTTTATTCCCTTATACTCGACTTCTGCCATGTTATCTCTTCTTTGCTGTTTTAGCTGACTTACGAAAGGCTGCGGCAGTAGGTGCGCCTTTGCTACCCACTTTCCGCATTTTTTCGTTAGAACCAGCTTTTATACGTTTACGTTTAGCATTTATATTTGCGTATAGACCGGGTTTCTTTGCCATGTTTAGCTACCTATCATTATTTAAGGTTAATACCGCCAGTGTTTGCTGCAAGACCGTCAACGACATCGTGTAACAAGAACGCTGTTGCTGCTGTAGTTGAAATACAAGTAATTTTAAAACTTGAACCTACAACTGCGTTAGCATCAAAACCTGCAGAATCATTTGCGTCTGCAACTGCTAGGTTGTCACCGTCACCTTTTGGTACACAACCAAGAATCTTTTCTGATCCGTTAGTAATAATATCAACATCATTACCTGCTGTACCTAACATTGCGAATGTATAAGTAGCACCTAAACAAGTTGCACAAGCTG